GTTTTACCCTTTTCAGATTTACGCTTATCAATTTCTTTTTGGTACTTATCTGATATGTATTTAATCAATCCATCTACATGTCTAGTTGTGTCGCCAATTGGCTTATTTGCACGAACGTATGTATTGTTATATGTCTCTATCGTTCGAGCCAAGTCCTGATTGGATTCGATTTGCTTAAGTGTGGTACTGGAAATTTGCTTAAAGATCCGTCCAGCATCCGATAAAGCCTTCGTGACTTCAGCTGTTTCTCTTTTCGTGAGCGTAACAGTTCCAGATAAATCTCGCAGTTGAGCATCTTGTGCCCACACAGATTTGACTTTTCTAAACTTGCTAACATTGACTCCGTACTTTGCACGCATCGACTCGAAATCTTTGCCTTCGTAGCTAGTATGGAATACAACGCCAATACGCGCCGATCGAATTCGCTTGGCTTCATCGCTAGAACTAGGCACAGCGTATACAATGGTGTTAGGATGAAAAGTAATATAAGATTCTCCATCTATGTTCTCCTTTTTCAAATCATCCGAGGTAAACATAATGTCGCCTTGTACTACTCCTTTGATGCCAAGTTTAGAAAGCTCAGATAAAGCAATCTTCATTTTAGCGTTAAGATCTGGACTAGAGATATCTTCATCAATGTCGGAATTTGTTTTGTAAACCTTAGGGTTTTTATTAAAGATGCCTTTTTTGGCAACAAAGAATTTACCGTCAGTTGGGTCAATACCACAAAAGACGGCGGGAGCGCCATCCCATTTTACAGTTACATCACGAGAGCCAGACGTGTTACCAGACAACATATCACGCATCGCTCTTAGAGCTAGGATGGCCTCCCGCGCTCCGTTCACTCCACCGTAGATCAATTGATCTTCGATGTGGGTCATGTGAGTATTTTTTTCTTCCTTTAGGAATTGGTTAAATTGTAACATTAGTGACCCTTGATCTTGTAATCGCACATAATGTGAGATGGATATGTTCCACCCTGCTTATTGCGAATGTTAACTTTAAATGTAAACTTAGGAGTCTCGATTAAGACGTCAATACGTTTTGCCGAACCACCTGTTGGATATTGTACCACAACTCTCTGAGGTTGTACATAGTTAACGACATCTTTTTTATCGATATAGAATTCTGTAATGGAGTCTTTTGTTGGAGATGCAGCATGGACCAAGTAATAACCGTAACCAACGCCTGATGCAAGGAAGTTAACTAGTCTTTGTTTATTAACTGACGAAGTAACGTTGATTTCTTTTTTGGGAGCTTTACGTGCTTTTGGATCGTATTTCTGGAATACATCAACAAACATTTGTGGGTCAATGCCAAGAGTATCAAGGATTGCTTTACCTTCTTTTTGGCGAATTGTACCGTCTTCAATATCCTTTTTAGTAAGGAATTTAGTTACGCCTGAGTTAAAGAACGTAACAGTACCACCCATTTTAAGTGATAGGTACATTGGACCCTTGTCTGTTTTAAGAGTAATATCTGTAACTGTAGCACCTACGTCGCCTAATGGACCACCAACTAAAACTTGGTTACCTTGAAACTTAAGTGGACGTGGTTTGTTGAGAGCACCTTCATCAATAATCTCAATATCTTTCTTCTCTTTTAGATACTTATTGATGAACATCTTCATGAACTTTGGATACTTATAATCACCTTTATCTGAGCGAGTTTGGAGATATACACCAAGATCTTTTGAAAGGAAACGTTCAAATGCTAAACCTCTATTGCCAGCACCGGCATTACCTCGTGATCCATTGCCAAAGGATAACTTTACACCTAGATCTGATTCAAGTGGTTTAAGCTCTAATTCACCTTGAAGTCCACGGTGGATCTTAATGTTATTTGGCTTCTTAAAATCAATAGCCAAAGGATCCTTAATAGCTGATTTAGTTTGTGCTTGAATTAAATCAAATAGTTTAGCGACTTTGTCTTTATTCGGCAAAGTACTCTTACGAATGTCATCGGATGACTGTGGTATGAACGAGTACATCTCAGCTAAGTATCCTTTAAAAGTAAACATTGGTGTCCCATTTGCTCAGTGATTTATTCTATTTATATAAAAAAAGAAACCGGCTTGCGCCGGTTTAAGGTGGAGGGAGAACATTATAGGACTGACTCAAAACATTCTAAGGCTAGCTGTTTTTCTACTCGGAAAGCTTCTTTTTCCCAAGGTTGGTCTGCATAGTCAGTATTGTCGCCGTAAATCTTTTTCTTCCAGCGAGTGCGACCATCGTTAAGGTACTTCATTTCACCCTTTGCATATTGTTTCATGTGGGTTAACTCATGAGTAAGAGTAGAAACAAAGTCGTATAAGCGGAGAGTTTTGTCAACTTCGATTTCAAATTGACGGTTATTGTCGCCTTCCATACAGTAACCATAAGCGCCAGATTTTTCCATGCACTTAGTCAAGTTAATTGTAATATCTAAGGTACGATAGCGTGGCAACATCTTTTTGAGATACCAACCAACAACTTTGACAGCTAAATCTTTTTGGAACTTAGTGCCACCAACAACTTCAACATGATTCATAACAGACTCTCCATCAATCTATAAGTATATTATACCACAGCTAGCGAGAAAGTAAACAGGTTTTACCATTAAATTTTTTAATACTTAAGTACCAAAGTCGGGCTCAGGCTCTGGCCATTCATCAAGACCGATCAGAGCCCCCTCGACAAAGTCGCGAGGACACTTGGTCATTTTCATGATTTGCTCAATGCTAAACCCACTCTGGTATAGCTCTTGGATTTCCATTACAGTTTGACCCATTTTAGACATAACAACTCCTTAACGACGACGAAGAATATAAGCATCTACACGATCAGCAAGTTCCAAAGGAAGATCCTGAGCGACGCGAGCTTTGATATAACGTTCACTGAATTGACGACCGTATTTTTTGTTGTAATAATCCTTTGCACGTTCAAAGCGATTATCACCGCGGCCACGTACGATCACTCGGAATTGGTAATCCATATTAGCACTACGGAGTGATTTGTTCATATTTTTGACCATATTGCGAACTTCTTCTAGTTGAAGCATGTCATGCGCACAACTATAGTCGAATGTACCAATATAAGAATCAGTGCGTTTGTTGCTGATTTGAATACCCATGATCTCTCTCCTTATCAATTTATAGTTCCATTATACAACAAGTTTTCACCGTTGTACACACTTTTTTTCAAAAAAGTTAAATTATTTTTTGAATTTTTTCAATGGATTCGGGAGATCCGGATACGGTGATTTCAGGATTTCCCCCGCCAGGTCCGATAGTGATCCAAGATTCTAATTTTAGTTTGTATTCGTCAAGTAGTTCAAGGAAGTCAGAGATAGGACAGTCGTACGCGATATCGAAAGTGTAAGTCATATTAGTTCTCCATTAGATTACTTAGATACTATACACCATAAAAAATCATTTGTACACAGTTATTTTCAACTTTTTTTAACTTTTTTCACCTGGTTCAATAATTTCTCCATCCATGCGAATGATACCTTGCTTCTCAAGAACTTTGAGAGTCGACTCGGTACCTTGAGTAACACCATCGGCAAAATACGATTTCTTCAGACTTGAGGTAATGTGCGCGATGGAAGCAAACCACCACCCCAAGATTATTGCGGCCATCCACCATTCTACGTACACATTAGATCTCCTCTACTGTTATTTTGTACTTCTTATTATTAATATCTATAACTTCAATGGTCTTCATTGTAGAAACAAAGTAACCTTCTTCAGGATGCAGATCCATTTTAATTGAACCGACATCTTTAACAAAAGACTTTGGAGCTGCAGTATTTTCTACTAAACCTTTTCGAACAACGTCTGCAATATAATCACAATATGCTAGCATTACGCCACCTCCTTAATCAAGTCACGTGGAGACACGCGCTTAACACACTTAAGCTTGTGAGCGCGATATTCTTCATCGCATCCATCAAGCCATTCCTCGATAGACATGACCTTAACTGGAAACTCTTTCCAACCGATACCATTCTCGATACCGATTGCAGCGACAAACGCCATAGCGTCTGCCGGAGAGTCTAGATCACTGACCATATAGTCAGTACCGAACTTGAACTTCCAGTACTGCTTGCCGTCAGCAAACTTGCCAGACTCACAATGAGCGCCGTAGTTTTCCAAAGCTTGAGTAGCTACAATAAACATGATTCTCTCTCCATCATCAAATTATAGTATAATTATACACAAAAAAAGAGGGGTTGTAAACCCCTCTTGTGCATTTTTTCCATTATTTTTTTTAATTAAAACCAAAGGTTTAATAAATTTTGTTTATTTTACCTTAATTTTAATTAGGTCAAACCGGTCTGGACCAACAATGAACCACTGATTTGTTTCGGTGTTGTTGATTAGATCTCCAACTCCAATGTTTCTTAAAACACCAGTTCTAAGTATTAGAGAGCTAGATCTATCAGTATTGACTAGGTTCTTTACCTGAGCATTTCCATTTGCTTCAACGTCAGCAGTCTTTTCGTAGCGTCCTTCACGAAAAGCTTGACGAGCATCAGCTTGAGAGAATGCATCAGAGATTCCATAGAATACTGATAAAGAAGCCAATTCTCGATTTGCTTTTTTAATTTGATAAACGCTGTACTTAGCCATGTAACATCTCTATTTTTTTAATTCCTAGTGCCCAATTTTCAGCAGCATTTTCTACATATACCAGAGAGTTATTTGGAAAATCTTCATGAAAGAATTTTTTCCCATTACTGTCGTAATATTCTAAAAACGCATATTCATCTTTAAAATTAAAATGAACTTCGCAGTAGCTGCCTGATTCGTCATCAGCCCAATATGTAGAAAGCTTCCTATCCATTATTTATCACTCCTTACTAATATAAGTTTCTGCTAGTGGAAAGATTTTTGTGATTGCATTACCAACTTCACGAGCAACTTCCATATGCTCTCTTTGAGTACCATTGCCAGAACGTAGTTCGATAAAGTGAATCCACGAACGAATTGAACCTTGCATATAAAGACGAGATGGTGTATTACCTTCGGGCAAAACAGCACGTGCTTGTTCTTTTGCAATACCATTATTAATAGCCCAATTGTAGGCTTCCATTGCTCTTTGCCATACGGCACGCTGATGTACTTCCCAAGTATTATGAAGAGATACATCGTCAGTAATTACGCTATTTTGACGATTCTTTTGGTCTTGCAATCGCGCTTTACGAATAACTAAAGAGTCGTCCATATCACGAACATCGGCATATCGCTGTGAAAATTCTTGAAAAGCAAAAGAACGGTGACGAAGCATTTGACGAGCAATGTCACGAGTTGTTTCAATTTCCATAGTAGCCGAAGCCATTTCAAATGGAGACCAATGCTTATGTTTAGCGAGATAGTTCAGCAGTTTAGGCGCTGTCTCTTGATTCATTTGGTTTGATGGATTACTTACACGAGCACAATATGCAATTAAGTCTTGTACGTCATCAAGTCCAATAATATCTACGGGTTGGGTATAACCAATTAGTCTTACTTTCATTATTATTCCTTATTAAACTGTTCAATGAAATCTCCACCAATTTTATTTACTGGTGTAAGATCAAATGAATGAATTATTTCTAAAATGAATGGACTAATATCTTCCATCCACCTTTCTCCAGAAACTAATTTTACTAAGTCATCATGACTATACTGTAAAAGCTCAAGTTTAAATCCATCTTTATACTCTATTTCTTTTATATTCCAAGGGAGATTCATGTCTCTTATAAAAATAGGTTCTACTTCACTTGTTCTTCGGCACGTAATAAGTTTATTAGTGTAGATAAACTCTTCTAAAACCTGTAAAGAACCTAGCCTGTGAGAAACTATAGTAGAATTATTAATGCTTTTGCGTGTCCCTTGGAACTTATTTACTTTTATTTTATCTGAGATTCCTAAAAGATCAGCTAACCTTTCAGAATACTTTGCTTGGTGAAACCTTGGTTCATATAAGGTTGCTGACTCTACAGTTCCATTCCATACAAGATAGCAACTTAAAAGCCCGCATCCAGATCCTAAATCGACAATATGCTTATCGTCTAAAACCTTGCCTATTTCTTCAGCAGGCCACCTATGAAACTTATCCCAATACTCAAAATCAATTGGCAAAAGATCTGTTTCAACTTTATTCAAGTGGTCAAAAAATTCTCTCATGCATTAAATCCTGAAAAATCTAGTTTATCTTTTTGTGGAGCGATAGTTGGCGCAGAATCACTAATCAAATTTTGAGCAGTTTCTTCTACGTCGTATAGTTTCATTCTTGCTCTGTCCACTCCCACGACAAATCTTTTGAAAGAGGTTGGGTCGTTGTATCTGTTTTTGAGCTGCTTGACCATGATTTGTCCGAGTCCTTCGAGCTCTTCGTTAGAGATGAGCGCGAACATAAGATCGGCGGTGGCAGGTAATCCAAAAGACTCCGATGTGTCTTCAAGGCCAACGTCAGTGTTTGAATATCCTGATCGAGTTGTCTGAGTCGCTGATACAATGGGCACGTCGAATTCGACTGCAAGTCCTCGAATTTCTTCAGCAATTGACTTGATGAGGGAATAGGTGTTAACCGAACCACTAAGACCTTTCATTCTTGCCGAAGCGCAAATATTCAAATAATCGATAAAGATAATATCTGGTTCAAAGTTTTTCTTAAGTTTAAGTTCTTTGAGGAGAGCTCTGAAGTGCCCAGTGTGAGCTGAGCCTGTAGGATATTCTTTTACGATTAGTTTGCCAATAGTCTTCTTGGCGATATTTGCGATCTTGTTATCGAAAGACGATTTGTCCATTTTTTCTAGCTGATCGATAGGGATGTTCATCAGGTTGGCGTCGATACGTTCGGCAATTCGCTCTTCAGCCATTTCCATCGTGATATACAAAACATTCTTACCTTGAGTTAGAGCTGCTGCTCCAACATGACACATAAACAATGATTTACCAACACCCGTACCAGCTAGGGCGATATTCAAAGTTTTATTAGGTAATCCACCTTTCGTGATTTTGTTAAAGTATTCAAGATCAAATGGCATACGAGCTTCTTC